AGATCCCGGAGACGAAACTGTAGTTACTATCGCAGGGGAATCGCCACCCCAGGAAGAGGAAGAGAAGCAGGCGCCCGAATGGGTGCGTAACCTGAGAAAGAATTACCGCGAGTTGCAGCGCGAGAAGCGCGAACTTGAGGAAAGACTCAAATCTGTTTCACCGGCTCCAGAGAATAATCCTGTTGTCCCCGGCAAGAAACCGACACTTGAGGACTGCGATTACGATTCAGATAAGTTTGAGAACGAACTTGCTGGCTGGTTTGAACGCAAGCGTCAGTCTGAAGAGGCTGAAGCCAAGCAGAGAGCCAAACAGCAGGAGGAAGCAGAATCCTGGCAGAAGAAGTTAGCCGGTTACAATGAGTCCAAGACTGGACTTAAAGTATCTGACTTTCAAGACGCTGAGGAAACTGTTCTTGAAACTCTGAATGTAACTCAGCAGGGAATCATTCTTCAGGGTGCTCAAAACCCGGCAATAGTTGTGTATGCTTTGGGCAAAAATCCAAAGAAAGCAAAAGAACTTGGTGAGATCACTGATCCTGTTAAGTTCGCATTTGCTGTAGCAAAACTTGAAACCCAATTGACTGTGACTTCTCGAAAACAAGCTCCTCCTCCTGAAAAAAAGATTAACGGAAACGGTAGTCTTGACTCGTCCAACGCTCAGTTGGAACGGTTGCGTGAAGAAGCAGCACGCACCGGCGACATGACGAAAGTTATTGCTTACAAACGTCAGTTAAAAAACCAATCCTAAGTTATGGCTAATGCATTTAGTAAAGAAGAACGGGTAGCCTTTGAAAACCTCCTCGAAGGTTTCCAAGACGCCCTTGTCCTGTCCCGCAACGTCTCGATCTACACCACGGATCAGACGATGATGGAACGCACCAACAACACGATCTGGAGGCCGCAGCCTTATATCAGCCGCTCGTACTCGGGCACTGATATGACCTCGAACTTCCTCGACTACACCCAGCTTGCGGTTCCCGCGACAATCGGGTTCAACCAGTCTGTGCCGTGGATCATGACGGCGACTGAACTGCGTGACGCCCTTCAGGAACAGCGCCTCGGTGATTCGGCCAAGCAGAAGCTCGCGTCCGACATCAACGTGGCTGTGATGAACGTGGCCTCCGCGCAGGGCACGCTCGTTGTGAAGCGTCTCTCGGCAGCCTCTGGTTTTGATGACGTTGCCCAGTGCGAAGCCATCTTCAACGAGCAGGGCGTGAACTTCGATTCGCGTTACTTGGCGCTGTCCACCCGCGACTACAACGGCATGGCGAGCAACCTCGCTGGTCGTCAGACGCTTCAGGGTAAGGCGTTGACCGCTTATGACCGGGCTTACATCGGCCAGGTTGCGAGCTTCGACACCTTCAAGCTCGACTACTCCAACCGTATCGCTGCTGCTGCTGGTTCCAGCATCACCATCGACACTCGTGACGCTGCTTTGAACTACCAGATTCCTCGGGCCGTTACTGCGTCCCCGACGACCTCTGAGCGTCTGAACGTGGACAACCGCTTCCAGACGGTGACCGTGTCGAGCACAACCGGCGTTGCCGCTGGTGACTGCTTCACGATCGCCAACGTGTTTGCGGTGCATCACATCACGAAGCAAAACACTGGTCAGTTGAAGACGTTCCGCGTCATCAGCGTGACCAACGGCACCCAGATGGTGATCAGCCCCGGTATCGTGTCCAACCAGGTTGCCAATACCGCTTCGGCTGAGTACCAGAACTGCGTTGTAACCACGAAGGCGTCTAACGCCGCCATTGTGTTCCTCAACACTGCCGCAGCTCCGATCAACTGCTTCTGGCAGAAGGACGCGATCGAAATCCTCCCCGGTCGCTACGCAGTGCCTTCGGACGCCGGCGCCAACGTGATGCGTGCTTCCACCGATCAGGGCATCGAACTGGTCATGCAGAAGCAGTACGACATCAACACGATGAAGACTCGCTATCGCTTGGACACCATTTTCGGTGTCGTCAACAAGCAGCCTGAAATGAGCGGGATCATCCTGTTTGGTCAGCCCTAAGGCTTAGTCTTTAATCACACTGGGGAGGGTAGTTGACTCTACCCTCCCTTTTGTGTATTCAATCTGTATGCCACTGAAAAAAGGTTATTCCCCAAAAACGATTTCCAGCAATATCAGTACGGAGATGAAATCTGGCCGCCCTCAAAAGCAGGCCATTGCTATTGCTCTGAGCACAGCTCGCAAGGCAAAGAAAGACGCAGGTAAACCCGTTGGAAAGCTCAAGAAATGACTGAGTTTCCTGCTTTGGTTTACAAGGTTCCGGGCAAATATGTGCGCCCATATGGAACTTACGATTTTACAGGAGTCAACAACGCTGAAGAACTGCAAGCCAAGCTCAAAGAAGGCTGGTTTTGTTCTCTTTCAGAAGCTATTGAGCCTCAAGACAAAGAAGAAGTCACAGAAGAAGATGACACTGCACCTCCTACTCGCCAGGAACTTGAGGAAAAGGCTACTGAGCTTGGCATTAAGTTTGATGGCCGGTTTTCTGATAAGAAAATCGCGCAGTTAATCGACGAAGCACTGGCTAAATAGTATGGGTTACACCAAGAGACAGATCATTGAGCAAGCCTTTGAGGAGATGGGCCTTGCATCTTACGTCTTTGATCTGACCGCAGATCAGTTGGAGAGCGCACTGAGGCGCCTCGACCTGATGGTGGCTTCTTGGTATCTCAAAAACATCCGTATCGGCTATCCTCTGCCGATTAGTCCTGAGAACAGCAACATCAACCAAGAGGTTGATACGCCCATGCAGGCTAACGAGGCTCTAGTGCTAAATCTGGCTGTTCGCTTGGCGCCGTCTTACGGTAAATCGCTGTCTCCTGACACAAAAGCGAATGCCAAGCTGACGTATGACCAGCTTTTGATTCAAGCTGCTGCGCCAATTCAGTTGCAATACGATAAAACCTTGCCACTTGGGGCTGGATACAAGCGCACAGAGCGTGTATTTGTAGACGTACCGAATTTAGATCCAGTACAAGTACAGCCCAACGGCCAAATCCTCTTTAGGAACTCCTAGCATGTCCATTGAACGCCTTTCACTAATCGACACGGTCACGGCATCGACCAACTTTGCCGTCAACGTCAATGGACAGGACTACCGGGTTCTCGCCCAGTCCGTTTACGACTACATCATCAACGCCACAGAGGAGTTTGGTGGTGGAGACGGCATTCTTGGTGACAAGACCATTCAATACTTTGCGCCTTCCGCGACTGGCTGGTCTGTTGCTGTTGCGGCTGAAAGCCAGAGTGCATGGCTCGTTATTACGCCTACAGCAGGGTTTGCTACAGGCACAATTACGATGCCGGCCTTGATTAACGTAAAGGAAGGTCAGGAAGTGCTGGTAAACTGCACGCAGTCTGTTGGCACGCTTACTGTGCTTGGCAACGGTGCAAACGTGATTGGCGCCCCTACGTCACTGGCTGCAAACGGTTTCTTCCTGATGAAGTTTGAACCAATTCTGAGCAATTGGTATCGTGTTGGATAACTATTAAATTTATGGGCCTCGCTTTTCAACCCGCTTACAACCTTGGCGTCACGGTTACGCCAGATGTGACCTCTGCCTCTGTGACTCTTGGATTCACATCTGAGTCCGTTGTGTTCACCAACCTTGGATCGACCATTGTGTACGTTCGCGTAGGCACTGCTGGCAGTGGAGCGCCTGCGACAACTTCTGGTTATCCAGTGCTGGTTGGCTCACAGGTGTCTATTGGCAAGGATCAGGACGACGACACTGTCTCGTTCATCTCGCCTGCTGGTCCTGGGTCGCTGCACATCATTCAAGGCATCGGGCTGTAATGATCCGTTTCCTGTCACGGCGCCGGTCCAAGACTCCTGCAACGGCTGGTGGAGTGCCTCCTGTCGTTACATTCACTTACCTGCGTCCCGACGGGACATCTCAGTTTAGACGCCCTGACGGCACCTCAATCTACATCCGACCCTAGCCATGCCAAATCTTACGGTTTCCGCAGACATCGACTCTTTCATGCAGTCCGCCAACAAAGCGGCTGCTGTGGCCTCCCTAGGCGCTCTATCGACCACTCAGATTGCTGGTCTGTCTACGACTGCGCCGGCGGCACTGTCTACGACTGCTGTCATTGGCTTGAGCACCTTTGCGGCTCGCGCGGATCACCAACACATTTTTCCAACACTTGGTGAACTTGGCGCCCAGGCTGCCCTGACAACATCTGCTCCATTGTCGCTTAGTCTTGGAGGAACAGCAGCAATAAGTGCTCAGGCTGCTATTTCAAGTCTGGGCATTGGAATGCGAATGGTTGAGGCGCAGACAACGGCCAACATCGTGGGAACGATGGCTACTGGGCCTGAGCCAGACACGTTTACGGTCACGGCTACAGGAGTGTTTACCACCGATGGATACACTCCAGTGCTGGGTGACATCATTGCGTTTGCATTGCAAACTACAACAACGCAAAATGGATTTTGGGAATTAACAACTCTTGGCACTGCGAGTGTTTCGGCTGTTTTTACGCGCCCATCTTGGTACACGGGCATTGTTAGGAATGCGATGTACATGACCCGTTTTGGTTCAGCTCAAAACGGATTTGTTCAAACATTTGTGGGTCCAACCGGAACAGGAAACACTGAAATCACTGTTGGGACAACCAACATTACGATGTTTCGCGTTAATCTAAGAGCGTCACCGGCTGGTCTTGCAAGTAACGTATTTACTGGCCCACAAACGCTACGCGCAAATGGTTCTGGAGCACAAAATTGTCCGCTCATCTTTCAATCTGGCGTTGCGTTAATGGGAACTCCGGTAGGAAATGCCGTTGAGTGGTTTGGCGACCAGATGTATCTGACCACGGCAGCAGGAGTTCGCACGACCAACACGACGCACGTTGCCATTCCGGCTACTTCGACTTCTGCTGGCCTTGTGGGCCAGATTGC